GATAACGAAACTGGACACGAAGATGCAGTACTGGATCCAAACGATCCTATTTACGAAATGATGGCACTTGCGGGCGTACAACGTCCGCATTTTGCTGAGTACAAAGGCCACGCAGGCAGCAACATCAGTGCAACGGCCAACAAAAATGCCGAGTTGATGAAGAAACACAACATCAAACCCGGCACTCCTGAGTGGTTCCAACTGTGGTTTAGCAAGCCTTATCTTACAGGCGAGCCTCCTGTTAACCAGTAGCCAACTTCTTTTCTTCCAGTCCCAAATACTGATTCCAACTTGGATGTTCAATATGCACAGGACGGCTCTTCCACTTGTTGACAAGTTGATAGTAGTCTGGCTTGTAAGGCATACGGTTAGGTTTCCACAGTTTGCTGCCCTTGCGATGATTACACGGCTTGCAGCAGGTTACACTGTTTTCCCAGTTGGTTTTACCGCCAGCACTGCGTGGAATCACGTGGTCCAGTGTAAGCTCGTCATGCGAGAATGTGTCAAAGCAGTATTGGCATTGATACAGGTCACGCAGATACAGATTGGTTCTACTAAAGCGAATGTTACGGCGCTTGGTAAAATAACCCTTGGTAACTGCTACAGCAGGATAATGAATTGTTAGATGTGAACTTCGTGCCACATGCTGCTCGTACTCTTCAAGCACAGTGATACGATCCAGAAACAGCAGTTTGATTGCATGTTGCCAATTGATAATGCTCAGTGGTAGCACTGAGATGGGCTCGTAATTTGAGTTGAGTAGCAAGCAGTTCATGTTAAATATATTTACTATGGCAAAAAGTTTAGAAGGCGTTATTGTTAAAAAAGCACATCAGGTAGAAACCTACACTGAACAGCAGATCATTGAGATTGCAAAATGTGCAGATCCGGTGAGCGGTCCTCAGTACTTTATGGACAATCATTTTTACATACAGCATCCTACACAGGGTAGCATACAGTATCATCCATTTGAGTACCAGGAACGCCTGATAGATACATATCATAATTATAGATTCTCTATCAGTCTAATGCCTAGACAAACGGGCAAATCAACTTCGGCTGCTGGATATTTATTGTGGTATGCAATGTTCATTCCAGACAGTACTATTCTAGTGGCAGCACACAAATATCTAGGCGCACAGGAAATCATGCAGCGCATACGATATGCTTACGAGAACTGCCCGGATCATATTCGAGCAGGTGTGGTAAGCTACAACAAAGGCAGCATTGACTTTGATAACGGCAGTCGTATTGTTGCACAAACAACAACTGAAAACACAGGTCGTGGTATGAGTATTTCACTGCTATACTGTGATGAGTTTGCATTTGTGCGCCCCACAATTGCCAAAGACTTCTGGACATCCATTACACCTACGCTGGCCACTGGTGGTAAGTGTATTATTACCAGTACGCCAAACAGTGACGAGGATCAGTTTGCATTGATCTGGAAAGGTGCTAACAAGTGCATTGATTCTTTTGGCAACGATACAGAAATTGGTGTCAACGGATTCAAAGCATTTCGCAGCAGTTGGAGAGAGCATCCGGAGCGTGACGATCAATGGGCCACTGAAATGAAATCTCAGTTGGGCGAAGAACGTTTCCGACGAGAAATGGACTGCGAGTTCTTGATCTTTGACGAAACGCTGATTAGTGCAGTAACACTGTTTGAGCTGGGCGGCATCGAACCCATTGAGCGACAGGGCCAGGTGCGTTGGTATAAAAAACCAGAACGTGGTTGTACCTATGTGGTAGGACTAGATCCTAGTCTAGGCACTGGCGGAGATCCGGCTGCTATACAGGTGTTTGAACTGCCTGGACTAAAACAAGTGGCTGAATGGCAACACAACAAAACACCCATACAACGTCAGGTGGCTATCCTTAAAGAAATCACTGGCTACATTGCAGAGAGAATAGGATCCAGTGTGGATGTGTACTACAGTGTGGAAAACAACACACTAGGTGAAGCAGCCCTGATTGCTATTTCTGAAATTGGAGAAGAAAACATTCCAGGCATTTTCCTCAGCGAACCCAAGCGTGTGGGCGGCGGTGGGTACCGTAAAGGATTCAATACCAACAGCAAGAGCAAGCTGGCAGTTTGCAGCAAGTTCAAGAGTCTAGTAGAAACCAAAAAAATGACGCTGGCCAGCAAAAACTTGATCAGCGAGCTAAAAACCTTTGTAGCAGTGGGCACATCTTTTAAAGCAAAACAAGGCGAAACAGACGATCTAGTAATGGCAGCAATGCTGGTTACACGCATGATTCAGCTGCTCAAGGACTTTGACAGCAAGCTAGATCAAGAAGTGCGTGACACACTAGACGACTTTATTGAGCCTATGCCTTTCATTATGATCTAACTAAATACACAATACTAATTTGAAAGAATACAATGTCGCGCGAAATTGAAAAAATTGCTGAAGATTTGTTTGAAAAAGTACGCAGCAGATTTGAAAATGTGAGCCTGGGTGATCAAGGTGCTAAATCAACCAATGATCCAGAAAAAGCTCGCTTCTTTAATTTTGACTATACTGCGAACGGAAAAAGCCACGGTAACGTAACCATCAGCTTGATTGACGAAAACAGTTTAAAAATTTACTTTGGCAAAAATATCAGCGACGAACTAGACGACGACGAAAGAAAAGATTGGTTTGATTTCTTGCACAGCCTGCGCTATTTTGCAAAACGTAATCTACTGACCTTTGACACACGTGATATCAGTCGCAGTAATTTACATCTTAAGGACCTAAAACAAGTGAGCAAATCAGACAGCACATTAACAGCCAAAGACGTTAAGGTTACAGAAAGCAGACTGTACGGAACACCAATGACCAGCTTTGAAAATGTTGGTACCGCACGTATTAGAATTTTACACACAGAAAGTGTTAACCCAGAAGTTCGTGGCAGCAGAGCAAGGCACATCAATGCTATCTATGTTGAGAACAATCAAGGCGAACGCTTTAAAATGGAAAGCAACAAACTGAGTGGAGCCCGTGCAATGGCACGCCATATCAGTGAAGGTGGCGCACCCTACGATGAAATTGGTCAGCACATCAAGAGCATGGTTGCTGAAATGGCCGAACTGGGTCGCTTTGTGCGCAGCATGAAGCATCGTGTGTTTGAAGACGGCGAAGCTACACAAATGGTACAAGCAGCCACAAACTATTATCATGGCATGAACAGACAATTGAATTATCTCAAGAGTCCAAGAGCATATAGAACTTTTGTAGAAAACTTCCAACCACAAGCAGAGCAACTGGATGAAGTGGACGTTAACCAGTTGAAAGAAAAATTTGTTAAAAAGATATTTGATGACCGCATGACTGCGGCATTACCTTTGGTACATAAAGCATACCGGCTACAAGAGCAAGCACAAGTACGACAATTAGAATTAGTACGTGACGTAGTAGAACACCGTTTGCCTCTCAAGCTGATTGCCAACGAGGGAATGGACGAATACATCAAGGCTCTCTCATTCTCCCAACCAACAGACATCGTGGTCAAGGTGTTAGAAGATATTGCAACACGAGCAATGGCTACTCCAGAGGTAGCTGAATTTGCCAAACACTGGGCCAACAACTATAACACAGTAACAGAAACAGCCAACCAAACCGTTAGAGAGCACCAAGCACTAGCGGTTAAGTTGGCCACCCATTACCTACGTGATCTGCGTAGCCTCAAAGAAGGTTTACGTATCAGCGAAAATGAAATTGACTATGTTGACTTTGACAGTGGTGACATACTGGAAGAAGGAACATGGGCAGTACCAGAATCACCTGAAGACATACAAGCATTGCAAACACTGTTGGCACAACCACTGGAAGTTGGCATTGATGGCGAAAACGCTACCAGCGCACTGTACGACCTAGTAGGCGACGACGAGCTGTTTGACCGTATTGGCGAAAAGGCCGAAAGCGAAGGTCCGAAAGCAGATGCTGTTCCAATTGTAAAGCATTACCTAAAACAGGAAATGCCTGGCTTGTACGACAAGTTGGGATTTGCAGACGACAGCGAAATGGACGCAGCAGTACCAGGAACACCACCTGCAGCAGAACCTGTGGCACCAGAAGCAGCACCAAATGCAGCACAACCTGGACAGACTGCGGCACCAATGCCGTCTACACCAGTGGCAGAGGATGCAGACTTCCAACGATTGATGAAACTTTCGGGCATTCAATCGTTTCTGGTAAAATAACTCAATAACTCTCTTGCAATCATAAATAACAATGCGTATACTTCACAGTGTGCGTAGACAAACCTATCATGGCACATTTAAAACTTTTTAAGGAGAAACTATTATGGCAACTACATTGGCCGATATCCGTGCAAAACTACAAGCGCAAGAAAACCGCAAAGGCGGGCAATCAACAGGTGGCGACAACGCTATCTATCCACACTGGAACATAGCAGAAGGTTCCACAGCAAAAATCCGCTTCCTACCGGACGGTAATTCCAAAAACGACTTTTTCTGGGTTGAACGATTGATGATTCGTTTGCCATTTGCTGGCATCAAAGGCCAAGCAGACAGCAAGCCTGTTATTGTTCAAGTACCATGCGTTGAAATGTATGGCGATGCTTGCCCTGTGCTAGCAGAAGTTCGTACATGGTTCAAAGATGCAAGTCTTGAGGAAATGGGTCGTAAGTACTGGAAGAAGAAATCATATCTGTTCCAGGGCTTTGTTCGTGAGAACCCACTAGGCGATGACAAGACACCAGAGAATCCGATTCGTCGTTTTGTAATCAGTCCACAGATTTTTAATCTGGTGCGTAATGCACTCTTGGATCCAGACATGGAATCCATGCCCACAGACTACGAAGGTGGTCTTGATTTCACTATCAAGAAAACATCTAAAGGTGGCTATGCTGACTACAGCACCAGCACCTGGGCACGTAAAGAAACTGCACTAACTTCTGAAGAACAAGCAGCAGTTGACACACATGGCTTGTATAACTTGAGCGACTTCTTGCCTAAGAAGCCAACTGACGTTGAACTCAAGGTAATCAAAGAAATGTTTGAAGCATCAGTTGATGGTCAAGCATATGACCCAGAGCGTTGGGGTTCTTACTACAAGCCAGCAGGCTTCACTGGCGGTAACAATGCTCCAGCAGCCGCAGCCGCACCAGCAGCTGACGACGCTGAAGACGATGTTCCTGTTAAAGCTGCACCTGTGGCAAAATCTGCTGCGGCCGATGAAGATGCTCCAGAAGCTACCGCACCAGTTGCAGCCAAGCCAGCATCTAATGCTAGAGCTGAAGACATCCTAGCAATGATCCGTAACCGTCAGAAACAGTAAACGGCTACAGTGGGTGGGCTTGATCCCACCCACTACTTTCAACTAGGAGAATAACATGGCTAAACCATTTGATCTGAGTAAATTCAGAAAAAGTATTACCAAAAGCATTGACGGTATTTCCGTAGGCTTTAACGATCCAGACACCTGGATCAGCACAGGCAACTACACACTAAACTATTTGATCTCAGGAGACTTTAACAAAGGTATTCCTATGGGCAAAGTAACAGTGTTTGCTGGTGAATCAGGTGCAGGCAAATCATTTATCTGTTCAGGTAACTTGATCCGTCATGCACAAGAACAAGGCATCTATCCAATTCTAATTGATACAGAAAACGCTCTTGACGAGGACTGGCTCAAAGCACTTGGAGTTGATACCACAGAAGACAAACTGCTTAAACTCAACATGGCCATGATTGATGATGTGGCCAAAGTTATCAGTGACTTTGTTAAAGAATACAAAACACTGCCAGAAGATCAACGTCCCAAGGTATTGTTTGTGATTGACTCGCTGGGCATGTTGCTTACTCCAACTGACGTTAATCAGTTTGAAGCAGGCGAAATGAAAGGCGATCTTGGTCGTAAACCCAAAGCACTTACTGCTCTAGTAAGAAACTGTGTTAACATGTTTGGCGCACTAAACATTGGCTTGGTTGCAACCAACCACACCTATGCGTCACAAGACATGTTTGACCCGGATGACAAAATCAGTGGTGGACAAGGCTTTATCTATGCCAGCAGTATTGTTGTTGCCATGCGTAAACTCAAACTCAAAGAGGATGAGGACGGCAACAAGATTTCAGAAGTCAAGGGTATTCGTGCCGCTTGTAAGGTCATGAAAACTCGCTACGCTAAACCATTTGAATCAGTGCAGGTTAAGATTCCGTATGAGCAAGGTATGAGTCCATATTCAGGTATGACTGATCTGATGGAAGATAAAGGTTTGTTAACCAAAGAAGGCAACAGTCTTAAATACACCCTAGCAGATGGTACTGTGATCAAACAGTTCCGTAAGGCCTGGGAACGCAACGAAGATGGTAGCCTAGACAAAGTTATGGCAGACTTCGCTGCAAACCCACACAAGGACACTGCTGAACTTGTTGAAGAGGAACCAGTAGAATGAGCATTGACATCGATGTATTGATTGACACATACACCACCATGAAGGAATATATTCCTAGCAAAGATAGGCAGGCTGCTGCTGACCATGTGTTTAGTATTCTAAACGACAGTGGTGTAAGCGAGCAGGATCTTAGAATGCTGTCCGGTGCAGACTCCTTAATGAAACGTGCTTCCACAGAATATCTAGATCCTGAGGAAGACGAGAATTCGGAAGATGAAACGGATTACGACTACGGTGATGATTAATGTGGTACAACAAAGTAGTAGCCGATTTAGCAAATATTCCTGACTTCATCGATTATTACAGCAACGAGCTAGAAGATGCACGTAAAGATGTACGAATAGTAGGCCTGGTAGAGAAGAGTCTGTCAGGCCTACCTGGCATCACAGAGTATCGTTTTAATCAGTTGCAAGAAATTGAAGCAGTTTTAGAATATTTGAATATTCGATTGCGTAAAGTACGCAGAACACATTTTCAAAAGTATCTGGAAGCATATCAACGAGCACTAACCAGTAGAGATGCAGAAAAATACGTAGACGGCGAAGACGAAGTGATTGACATGGAAACCATTATCAACGAAGTGGCTCTGCTACGCAATCGTTGGTTGGGAATCATGAAAGGACTTGAAAGCAAGAACTTCATGCTAGGACATATCACGCGACTGCGTACCGCTGGTATGGAAGATGTTATTGTATGATAAACTGGCGTTTGCGAGCAGAAGAATTGTTAAAAGAGTTTGAGTTATGCAAACAGGCTCGTCCTCGCGGCAATTCAGCTGAAGTACAATTAGAAAAAGATTCTTGTGCCAAGTGGGCACAACATCTGGCCACACAGAAGAACTGGGGTTCAGAGGTAGAAATAGCAGAAGCCTGTAACCAGTTGGAACCAAGACTTAAACAATTACAGCAAAAAGTCATAATTGAGATTTTAAACCATGGATCAATTTAGCAACGGATATCAAAGTCATGAACACAGTCTAGAGGTGCTCGGGCTGATTGAACGTTTCAACGACTTCATGGACAGTATCACCAGCATTGCAGACATGGGCTGTGGAGAAGGACTGGATGTCAACTGGTGGGCACGTAAAGAGTACATTGAAACCACAGAAGATGCACAAGGCAATATTCATGAAACTTTGCGCCCACATAACTATCGTGTGTATGCTGTGGACAAGAATATTGCACAGATTGACAAAGAGTCCTTGCCTGACACCGTGAACTATATTCAAGGTGACTTTGAAAAACCTTTACTAAGTCGTCCTGTTGATTTCATGTGGTGCCATAACAGTTTTCAGTATGCAACCAATCCATTGAATACTTTAAAAATCTGGAACGAACAAATGGTAGAAAACGGTATGCTGTACATTGGCATGCCAGTTCAATCCAGTTACAAACACAATCGTTTGGTCACACGGGGTAACAATTACTGTTACTTCAATCATAACTTTCTAAGTCTTATATACATGTTGGCAGTGAATGGGTTTGATTGTAGGGATGCCTACTTTCTAAAACGCAAGGAAAATCCATGGTTGCATGCCGCAGTGTACAAGAGTCAACATGCACCAATGAATCCAGCAGAAACCAGTTGGTATCATTTGGCTGAAAAAAATCTAATCAATGACAGTATGAAAAACAGCCTTACTAAATATGGATACATCAAGCAAGAAGATGTGATCTATGCGTGGTTGGACCGAGATTTTCATTACATTCAAGATTGACACAATTTAAAATTTAATGTAAAATTATGCTTTGGGCCTATAGCTCAGTGGTAAGAGCAGCGGACTCATAATCCGTTGGTCCTTGGTTCAAACCCAAGTGGGCCCACCAAATTTGTTAGTAAAAATTTAACGCGACTGTGGTGAAATCGGTAGACACAAGAGACTTAAAATCTCTCGCTGCAAGGCGTGCCAGTTCGATTCTGGCCAGTCGCACCAGGATAAATAAACATATGAAACAGCTCTATACTACTGCACGAATATCAAACCAACACAGTTGGTGACAGTATTCCCACGGTAGCTCATGGAGAGCAGGAGGCCTTATAAGCCTTTCGTCCAGATAAGACCCAGGATGCGGTTCGATTCCGCACCGTGGGACCAATTCCCCAACTAAGTAATTGCATGCGAAAAACTAAGTCTAACTCAGCCAAAGGCAGAGACAGTTACGATTCCGAGGTGGGCGACTCTCTAATACCATTCTTTAATCGTAATGTAACAGCATATCCTACAGAAGCAGGTGGCCCCAAGTTTGATCTAGTACCAGTTAAAGAACAAAAAGATCTCATGCTTAACACTGCTAGGATGTATGCTCAGCAGGAATATGATAGGATCATGGAACTGGTTGCAGTGCTACAAAAGCAAGCAGCAGATATAAAGAAAAGGTTAGATCTAACTGATCAGGTGCATGCAGCAGCGTATCAGATGAAACTGTATCCAGGACAGTGCTATTGGTTGTACAATGACACTAAAAAAGGTAACACAGGGTTAAGTATCATGGGACCAAATGACTGGAGCACAGGAGTTCCAGACCATTATGAATACATAACAAAAATACAATGGCTAGGAGATTTTACCTGGCGCGAAATTAACAGTTGACAAGCAATGAAAAACTAAGTAAAATACAAAACATGGAGCGTTGGCCGAGTTGGTCGAAGGCACTTTCCTGCTAAGAAAGCATCTGGGCAAAAACCTGGATCATTGGTTCGAATCCAATACGCTCCGCCAAATTATGTCTTGCTAGTGTTTAACGGCAGCACGTTGGTCTCCAAAACCAAAAGACGGGGTTCAAATCCCTGGCGGGACGCCATAATAATAAAAATCAAAAAGGAGTTAAGATGTTCAAGATTTATTACACAGATCCAAAAAACAACAAGCCCTACAACTGGGACTGCGAAGATCTAAATGATGCACTTATACTGACCAAGCGGTTTCGTAATGAAGGCATGACCTTTGTTACCATGGTCAGTGCTGACCCTAACCGTGTGGGACAGGATGGAGTGGATGCTGTGGAAAATGGAGTACTGCCTGATGGCACTGGGTACACCTGGAAAAAACGGCGTAAATGAAAAAGATATTTGTAAATGGAACGTTTGACATTGTTCACCGAGGACACATCGAGATGCTTAATTATGCTCGAAGCCTCGGTGATCAACTGACAGTGGCCATAGACACAGATCGTAGAGTACAACAACTTAAAGGTGCTTCCCGTCCGGTTAATAGTCAAACAGAACGTGTGCTACTGTTAGAAAATCTACGAGCAGTTGACAGCGTGTGTACATTTGATTCTGACGAGGAACTAGAAAACATAATTAAGTTATATGCACCGGACATTATGGTCAAAGGTTCGGATTATGTGGGCAAGCCAATCATTGGCGCCGAACATTGCAAAGCTATAGAATTCTATCAATTGGTAAATGGATATTCAACAACTAAAAAAATTCAAGATATTGTTAGTAGGTGACAACGGCATCGATCAATATCAGTATGGCTGGGTAGAACGTATTAGCCCAGAAGCACCTGTGCCTGTGGTTAGTTTCAGTCATATGGAAACCATGCCCGGTATGGCAGCTAATGTTAAAGAAAATCTGTTGGCACTAGGCTGTGAAGTGGACTTTGTACACGGCATGAAAACCTGCGTTAAGACCAGAGTAATCGATCTTAAAAGCAAACAACATCTCTGCAGAATTGACCAAGACATGAGCTCACGTGCAATACGCCCTGACTACGGTATCATCAACGAATATGATGCAGTGGTCGTAAGTGACTATAACAAAGGCAGCGTGGACTACGAAACCATTGAAAACATTAGAACTCACTTCAACGGACCAGTGTTTGTGGATACCAAGAAAACAGATCTGCATCGTTTTGACGGCTGCTTTGTAAAAATCAACAGTGTTGAGTTTGAAGCGGCAAAAACCTTTCCTAGTGACCTAATTGTGACACTGGGCAAAGATGGTGCCAAATATCAAGGAACTGTTTATCCTGCGCCAGCAATCGAAGTAACTGATGTATGCGGTGCAGGAGATACCTTCCTAGCAGCACTTACCTACGGTTATCTAAACAACGGTAAAGACATTGTTTCTGCTATAAAGTTTGCCATGCGGGCCAGTGCAGTAACAGTGCAGCATGTGGGTGTGTATGCACCCGGTTTAAAGGAAATACAATGACACGACTAGAAGGATTTGTGGAGAAAGGTTGGGGCCACGAAAACATCTGGGCTACCAACGACCGGTATTGTGGCAAGCTGATGCGGTTCAATACTGGTGCTAAATTCAGCATGCACTTTCATCAGTTCAAAGAAGAAACCTGGTATGTGCTAGATGGATTGTTTTTTGTTAAATGGATTGATACCAAGACTGCAACCGAGCACACACAGTATCTCAAACCTGGAGATGTGTGGCACAATGAGCCTTGCAAGCCGCATCAGCTGATCTGTCAAGAAGCTGGTACAATTATTGAAGTAAGTACTCCGGACAGCGTGGAAGACAATTACCGTGTAGCGCCAGGAGACAGTCAAGCAGCTCGTTAAGGCTGACTTAATCTAACATTGTTGTCGTTGCGATACCTTCGCATGACAACATCATATCGAGCAGGATGAACCAGTTCGTGCTCATCAAATATATCATCAACCCAGTGCGTTTTTATAGCACGTAAAATTTCTGTGTTCTGGCACAAAACGCCCAGCCCGCCTGAGTGAACAAATCTCAGTTTAGGCTGCGGTATTTTAAGAAATATATCTTCTACTTCTTCAAAACTTGATACATCGTGCATGAGCACCACAGTGTTAGTGTGAAAAAATCTACTCCAGGTTACTAAATCGTGTTCAACTGCTTCCCCGGTGTGCAGCCCATCAATGTGTAGTATGTCTATTGGGCTAGTCCAAGTGGCGTTAACATTGTCAAATTTATCTTTGATCAATTGAACATTATCAAAACTGTGCAGGGTTTTAAAATCCAATACTTTTTGATACTGTTCAGTATCCCTATGGCCAGCATGCGCATCGCCTTCAAATAAGTCAATTCCGTACACCTGCCCGGGATTGTTTTGTGCAAGCACAAACGTACTGTACCCATAATCCACACCCAGTTCCACAGTGATCTTGGGCTGAAGATACTGGACCAGCCAGTGTGCAAAACCTCTATGTCCCTTCCATGCGCTGGGCAATTGCTCGATAAAGTCTGTAGTCATGCAGATATTTATAGCCCAGGGTAGCAGATATCTATTTTCCATAAATACTAAAATAATACGGACAGCGGATCTATGCAAACAATTGAAGCATTTTGGTACAAAAATATCCTGGAAATTCAGGTCATTGATCCTGCTATCTTTACCACAAGGAACAGGATCGTGTACAGCAGAACAATAAAAATCTACCAGGGCATTGATAACCCTATTCACATTGTGACTAAAAATCAAGACCAAAAGGCTGTTGATTTAACTGGGTACGATGTGCAAGTTGACATACAGGATCCTGAAAACCAGCTCACAGTAGAGACTTTTACTGTGAACTTTATTACTCAGGACAAAGGACTGGGTATGTTTACAATTCCAGTAGCCACAGTGAACGCACTGGATCAACGGCATTATGAATTCACAGTCAAGTTGATCAACTTGGATTCCAATGACGAAACACCTTTGTACATAGATGACAACTACAGCATTAGATTACCTGTGCAGGTTCTAAGTGGTTACTATTCAAATACTCCGGTGTTGCCAACCACAATCTATGATGGCGTGATTGACGCTGGGGAACTATAATAAAATGGCTACAGCAAACATACAGATTAAAAAGGTTCTAGTAGGGCGTGGCAATACCGCGGTAAGCAGTGTGTATTCTGGTGTGCGTGGTGAAATTACCATGGACACAGATTTGAAAACTCTGCGTGTTCATGATGGTACCACAGTCGGTGGCACAAGACTAGCAACTTTTGGTGAACTTGAAGATATTGCACTAGGCAACATTAACCTAAGTGGCTATGCCACTACAGCACAAATCACTGCGGCAAACGCCAATGCTGCGGTTCAAGCATTGGCCATTACCAGCTTGCAAGCCAACGCCGCACTACAAGCCAGCTTGATTGATACATTAACAGGCAATGCAGCAACACAAGGCAGCGCACTAAGCAATTTAGTATCTAATGCAGCAGCTCAATCCATTGAACTCAGTTCGCTGTTGGGCAATGCGGTCACACAAGCCGGCGAACTTACCACACTGTTAGGCAATGCAGCCACACAGTCTGGCGCAATTACCAATCTACAGGCCAATGCTGCAACACAAGCAGTGGCAATTGATAATATCAATGCCACGGTTGCCAACGTGGCCTCAACCTTGACCAATGGAGCATATCAGTTCAAGTTACAGGCCAATGGCAATGTGACCACAAACAACGACAGCTTTTTCTTAACACCAGCTAATACCACTATTGGTATTAAAACAACTGGTGCCACTGGTCAAGTAAAAATTGGCTGGGTAGATAATGTGACTGGCGATCAAGCCACAGTAAACCATACCACTGATGGTATTGAATTTCATACCACAGATGCAGGTGTACAACGCTACTGGAGATTCCGCGTAAATGGCGCAACAGAGTTTCCGTTGTTTAATTTTCCAGTAGGTGGTGGCGCACCAGGGCAACGTTTGACCACAAACGGTGTTGGACAACTGTATTGGGACACACCTGCTAACTTAAAAGCTGAGTCTGGCAACATTGTGGCCAACCAAGATGCAGTGTACAGTCTAGGTGAGCCTAACTTTCGCTGGAAGGTATTGTACTCTGCCAACGTGGTAGTTGGTGCAGCAGGACATCAGTTCTTGCCAAATTCTGTGGCAGAGTTTTCTGGTAATGTAAACAGCTACAGCCAAATCAACTTCCGAAATCAACGCAGTGGAACAGCAGCAACCACAGATTATATATTAACCGCAGACAATGGAACGGATACAGAATACTATCTTGATGTAGGTCTAACCAACAGTGGGTACGACAATACCAACCCAGTGAACAGTCTAGGCAATGTGATCACAGCCAACGATGGTTACATTTACATACAAGGCAACACAGCCAATGCCACAGGTGGCAATTTGGCATTGGGTGTAACTACACCTGGCAAGCATGTGACTATCTTTGCTGGTGGTGTAAACGATAACAATGAAGTAGCCAAATTTGATTCAACCGGTGTTACAGTAACTGGTAATTTAGAATTAACGAATGGCACAACGTACAGTAATAGTATTGTTACTTTACCTACAACTACAAATGGAACTACTAACAGTTTCCTATGGAAGTTTAGCGATCTTCTTGTTGGCAATGAAACAGTTACACTAAACTGGAATTTACTAGGAGCCAATGCCAACACGTTCCTAATAGGTACAGGTCTTGCATCAACTCCTGGCTATTTTAATTTCAACGGAATTGATAAGACGCTGGGATTTATTTCAAATTCTGGAACTGAAGGCGATGGTAAATTGACCTTTGGTGCAAATACCAATGGTGGTGCTGGCAATGTCAATGATATCGAACTCACAACGGTAACCGGCAATGCCTATATTAGAGCCGGTGGCGACAGTTGGAAGTTTGACAATGATGGCAAACTCACGGCCCCGGGCGAAGTGTACGGTCAATACTTTACACTTCGTGGCGGCAATGGACCTGGCGCTGAAATTGGTAGCTTGGGCTACGGTGGCAATGTAGTTACAGTACATAGCTACGAAGGTTTTAGAGTAGAAACTGGTGCCATCGAAAGCGGACCGCAGTGGCAATTTGGCACAGACGGTAATTTAACTTTACCCGGTAGCATTGTATCCAATGACAATATTCTCATTGACAACCGCGAAGCAGGGGTAGTCGCAGACATATCAATATACTCAGCGGATAACATACTGCTTCAGGGTGCTGACCGCACTAACGCCGGCGAACCTGAAGGTGGCGACATTAACATTTATGCTGGTAACGGCTCACCTGATAACAACACCTCTGGTGGCGGCGGAGGTGGTGACATTCAACTCAGTGGTGGAGTTGGCGGCACTGGTAATATTATCTCTGGTGGCTTTGGCGGTACTATAAGCATCAGCGGAGGTAATGGTGGTGACGGTAGTGCCGTTGCCGAAGCAGGTTCGGGTGGCAGCATTAGTATCACAGCCGGTAGCGGTGGTCAACCAAATGGTGGCGGCGGTGGGTTTGGTGGCGGCATTTATATCACAGCCGGGGATACCACAGATGCCGCTCTAGATCGTGGTAGTATTATATTGAGCTCAGGCGAAGGTGGTGATGAAACCACTATAGGTGGATATGTTCAAATCAGTATTCCTGCAGTGGGTACTAACCCCGGCGGAGACTGGACCTTTACTGGTTCGGGACTTACATTAGAGCCTCCACCCAACGCTGAAATCTTTAACCCTAGCTTGGGTAACCTTACAATAGGAACAGTAGGTAATACCATTGTTCGTAATATAGGTGGGGTTACCACTTATGATTGGGTTTTTGGCGACACTGGTAACTTAATTGCTCCTGGTAATATTCAAGCACAAAACATTAGAACAGTCGAAAGCACAGTACACATAGGAAAAGACGCTGGATTAACCAGCCAGAGTGCTAACGCAGTAGCCGTCGGAACTCACGCAGGTCGTTATGACCAAGATGAGAACACTGTGGCCATTGGTCTACTAGCTGGTAATAACAGTCAAGGCGGTAGTTCTGTTGCTGTTGGCGCATTAGCAGGCGCCAACGTACAAGGTGTTAATTCTGTTGCGGTAGGAACTAGCGCAGCCGAGCAAAATCAAGGAAATGCTTCTACAGCATTAGGATTTGTTGCTGGAGAATACAATCAGGGCAATTTTGCTGTTGCCATTGGTAGTGGTGCAGCCTATACCGGCCAAGGTGATGGAGCAATTGCCATTGGAGCAGATGCATCTCCAATTAATCAAGGTGACTACAGTATTGCTATTGGTGCAGGTGCATCGGTTAACTCTTTGCAACCCAATAACAGTATTATCATTGATGCCACAGGAACCCAACTAGCAGCCACAGGTGCTGGTTTGTTTGTTGCTCCTGTTCGTGAAGCTACCAGTGGCAATGTTTTATATTATGATGCCGCTACAAAAGAAATAACCTATAGTGCCGGTGCATACGGTAATGTTGAAGTTGATGCTTACCTACAACAATTAAGCACCATAGCCTTTACAGCCAGCCCGGCAACCATCAGCGGTGTACAAAATTTTGTAACAAGTACCGCCAATGTTACCGCTAATCTCACTGTAGGTGGAAATATTACAGTCACTGGCAACGTCAACATTACCGGCGGTGAGTGGCGAGAGTACACACCTGTTTGGACATCTGCTGACGGCAATGCCGCAATTGGTAACGGATTTGTGGAAGGTAGATATAAACAAATAGGTAAAGTGGTACATGTTTATGTTGCAATAAATTTTGGATCATCTACCACTTTTGGTTCAGGCGAGTATAAAGTCTCTCTGCCAGTGCCCGGACGTTCTGTGGGAATGGCAATTTTGAATCTTGTCATGCACGACGTGGGCACAAGACTTTACAATTCGTTGGCACATAACATCTACTCAACATACAACCAGTCATATGATGCAGTCACACTGTTCTGGGATACAGGAGTAGTCACGCACAATAGTCCATTTACTTGGACCGATGGCGATTACTTTGTTATATCTGGAACTTACGAAGCCGCATCATGATACTATTAGTACCATAAATATAGAATAAACGGACACGCAACAATAGATTAAGGAAGTAAAATGGCAAAGCAGACGCAATTACGTAGAGGCAGTACAACAGAGCACAACAGTTTCATTGGAGCAGTTGGCGAAGTCACTGTGGATACCACAAAGGATGTGGTTGTTGTGCATGATGGAAGCACCTTGGGCGGGCACCCTGGCGCACGACAGGCAGACGTAACTGCTGCGAATGCTCAAATTTCCTCACTCTTTGCCAATGTTGGATTGTTGCGAATAGACTTAAACAGTCTGGATCCAGCTGGTGCTACCTCCAGCATCAGCTCATTGAGAGCAAACGTTGCTGCGGCAAACGTGCAAATTGCAAATTTGAATGCAAATGCCACTGTACAAGGTGTTCAGATTGTTGGTTTAACTTCTGACCTAGCAGGTGCTAATGGCGCAATCCAGGCTGTGGAAATTAGAACCACAGTAACTGAATCTGACATTGTAGAACTACAAGCTGCCAGTATTGGCACAAATGCTGCCATAGTGAGTGTGGAAGGATTGGTACTAAGCAATGGCGCAGCACAAGCACAAAGCATTGATGCCCTACGTGCCAACATCACAGCAGCTAATGCTGCTATTTTAACCAACACCAATCGTGTGGCAGCTGCCAATGTGGAAATTGCTGCCCTACGTGCCAACATCACCGCCGCCAACGCAGCAATTACTTCGTTGACTGCCAACGCAGCCACACAAGCAGAATTGATCAATTCATTTAATGCAAATGTCACTGCGGCCAATGCAACCATCTCTAGTCTAACTTCTAGTACCAATGCTAATGCAGCCACTCAAACAGCAGAACTAGCAGGACTCAGAGCCAACATCACAGCAGCCAATGCAACTATTACCAGTAATCAAGACACAGTGTTGAGCAATCTAGCAGCTAGAGTAAATGAATCAGCAGCTCTACGTGCCAACATCACAGCAGCCAATGCCGCCATTGTTAGTGCCAACAGTGCATTGAAAAACTATTTGGATGATAGATTTACCAATTTGATTGGTGCCGCACCTGGCGCACTTGATACACTGCAAGAACTTGCAGAAAGCCTGGGCAACAATGCAAGTTTGAGCTCAACCTTGGTTACCAGTATTGCAGGAGTGCAGGCAAATGTCACAGCGGCCAACGCTGCCATTGTTGTAAACACTGCCCGAGTGGATGCAGCCAATGCAGAAATTGTTATTGTTGGCAGTCGTGTGGATGGTGCCAACACCAGAGTGACAGCAGCCAACTTGAGTATCTCTTTGGTTAATGCAAACCTGACTGCTGCTAATGCTTTGATATTAACCAACACCAATCGTGTGGCAGCTGCCAATGTGGAAATTGCTGCCCTACGTGCCAACATTACAGCGGCTAACGTACAAATAGTCACATTACAATCTAACGTTGCAGCGGCCAACACAGCCATTGATTCACTAAGAGCCAACGTCACAGCGGCCAATGCCGCAATGGTAAGCACCACCAACGCAGTACATGCGTCGGCTAATGCACAAGTGGCAGCAGCCAACGTAGAAATATCCAGTTTGCAATCTAACGTTGCAGCAGCCAACGCATACATTGCAGCAGTGGAAGCCAGTATTGGTACAGCAGAAAACCTAGACCAGATACGTGCCAACATCACAGCAGCAAACTTGAACATCTCGCAACTGCAAAGCAATGTAGATTACATCACAGCCAATGTTCGATCCAATGGTGCAGTATTTGCATCCAATGTGGATGCAGTAAATTTCAATGCCAGCGGAAATGTTCTATTGCGCAGCACTAACAATCCAACTGTGCGTTTTACACGCACACCAGACACCACAGTAACCACGGGCGAGATCTATGGTAACATTGAGTGGACAGGTGAAGACGCATCAAACAATGCAGCCAATGTTCGTGCTAGAATTTCCACTGTGGCAACAGACGCTGGTGGTGGTGCGCAGATCAATTTTTATGCTGCTGACAACAGTACAACCATATCGGGCACACCTATACTACAAGTGGGTGCAGGAAATCTACGAGCAGCTGGAATCCAATCAACCATTTATAATGGTCTAATTGGATCCATACAGAACTTTGCATATCTCACTCCAACAATTGCACTAACTGGTGCGTTTGAGGCATACAGTAACTCAGGTGCAGTGTTACAAGCAGATGGTGTTGCATATCGTGTGCGAGCAAAGCAAGAAGAGTTTGAAGAAACAATAGCTCAAGGAAAGCTAACTTTGAACAGTAGTTCATTGTGGGCAAACATCTCTCTTGCTGCCAATGTACTGAATACTCTTAACAGTCCATTAATCAGCACTGGTGGTGACCGTTATCAAACTGATCTAGAAATATATGTGCAGGCACTGTACATACAAGATATTAACGTATCTCCTCCCACAGTGAAACGTTTGAGAAAACAATGGGTGGCCACTGTGTCGCAAAGTACTTCATCCAGTCTCTGGGCCATACATGACCAAGTGTTGCTAACCACAGTTTACAACTCAGATGCTACCAACTTTGCAGCTGGTGCAGTGGCAGCAGGCAAGGCCTACATCCTGGTCAATAACCAAGTGAACAACCACGACATTCGATTGCGTCTAGAAAACATAACAGGTGCAATTGGTGCAAACTCTTTGACCACGTTTACCTACACAGTAAAAGCCAAAACATTCTATGTGTCCTAAACTGTTAACTTTCTACTAACTTGACAAGCGGTTGCCTTTATGTTATTATTAGCATAAATGGCAACCTTACTTGAAACTCTACAACTGTATAGACAAAAGTTTGCAGAAAAGCAACATCTGCAAGAGGAGTCCTCTTCGGATATTCTAATGGATGCACTAGGAGTAACACCCGAGCAGAAATTGGAAAATAGACAGTACTGGGGTCGCGAACTGGGCATGTGTTGGCAACGGCTAGTGGTTGAAGTATGCAGTAAGCATTGTGCAAATTTCAAACCTGCAATACGAATTGGCAACGACGAGCCCTGTGATTTGGTTGTAGGGCAGTATGCAATTGATACCAAGTATCGCATAGGCAGCGGTGACAGCGGTACTCATAAAAAACTAAAACAGTATGCACAGGATCTAAAGGCACAGGGATTTGAGCCAGTACTGTTGATACTGAGAGAAGATAACTTGCCCGGCGCAGTTACCAGCTGTGAACAAGGTGGATGGCAGATACTAACTGGTAAACGCAGTTTTGAATTTGTTAAACAACAAAGTGGATTTGATTTAGAGGAATACTTATGTGGATCGAAAATGTAGCAGCAACTGATGTGAGCCAAGGCTTTCACCACGACGCTGGCCCCAACAGCATGCTGATTCAAATCTCTGATCCAGCTGGCTGGTTTCCTACACCCAAATATCAGTTTAAAGAAGTCTATCAATTTGAATTCTTAGACGCAGAGGATGCGGATGGCTTTCCTGAGGAAGCCAAATTTACAGACGAGCAGGCTGTTGAAATGGTTCGCCTACTTCAACATGCCAAGGATAATCGCATGAATGTGGTTGTACACTGTATGGCTGGTATTTGTCGTAGTGGGGCCATCTGCGAAGTTGGCGTGATGCTGGGCTTTGATGATTGCGAACGTTTTCGTAGTCCTAATCTACGGGTAAAGCATCGCATGATGCGAGCTCTAGGGTGGACATACGATGCTGATGAAAAGCCAAACATTGACGATTGGCGCACATTCAAAACGGTTGACTAAAACTTCAGTTTATACTATAATACAATCATGAGTGACTATACGCCTAAAATTGCCAAGGTAGATCTGGAGCATGGTGCTTACTATAAAGGTAGGTGTCGCAATGCCAGCGAAGCTCGTTGGAATGCAGAACGTGAATGCTTTGTGCATTGGCGTACTAAATTCTCGCATGTGTTTTTAGAAGAGATTCGACACCCAGAAGATGAAAAGCATTTTGATGTGTTTGTAGTAGAAGAAAAGATCAATAATCCAACAAAAGAAATTCCGATAGAATAAAGGAGCAACAGATGCCATCAGTATTTTTGGTCAGCGATACGCATTTTGGACACTTGGGTGTTTGCCGATTCATGCGCAACGACGGTGTGACAAAGTTGCGTCCTTGGGACACACCCGAGGAAATGGACGAAGAAATGATCCGTCGTTGGAACGATCGTGTGCGCCCTAACGACAAAGTGTACCATTTGGGTGACGTTGTGATCAACCGCCGTGCATTGCCCACCTTGGCTCGCTTGAACGGAGACAAAGTATTGATCCGTGG